GCACCGCCGTTGGAGAAGTTGGCGACGCCGCCCGCAGCGAAGTGCGGAACTCCGCCGACCATGCCGCCGTTGGCGAACTCGACCTTGATTTCCGGGATCGAGATGTCCATGTTGAGGGCGGACGCGATGTTGTTGAAGCCCTTGATGAGCAGGTTGATGGGCTTGAGGAGCCAGTTGATGGCGTCGGCGATGACCTTCTTGATCAGCTCCCACCACTTATGGGCGCCATCCTTGAGGGTCTTCCACAGCAGATCCCAGGAGTCCTGAAGCTTCTGCGAGAAATCGTTATAGATTACTCGCACCCCGGTACAGAGCTGCTCCCACTTCTCCTTGATCCAGTCCCAGACGGCTTTGGCGGCGTTCTTGATGGCGTTCCAGAACAGGTCCCACGAGCCCTTGAGGGCGCTGGCGAAGGTGTTGTAGACGGTCCGGACGGCGTCGACGAGGGCCTGCCACGCGGTCTTGAGCCAGTTCCAAACCGTCTGCGCGGCAGTCTTGATGGCGTTCCAGAAGAGGTTCCACGACCCCGTCACGGCCGAAGCGAAGGTGTTGTAGGCGGTCCGGACGGCGGTGAGGAACGTGTTCCACGCGGTCTGAAGGAAAGCCCAAACCGCCATCGCGGCGCCCTTGATGGCGTTCCACACCGTATTCCAGGCGGAGCTGAGCGCGCTGGAGACGGTGCTCCAGATGACCTGCACGCCGACGATGAAGTTGTGCCACGCAGTCTGAAGGAAAGCCCAAACCGCCATCGCTGCACCCTTGATGACGTTCCACACCGCATTCCAGGCAGCCGACAGGGCTCCGGACACGGTGGACCAGATCGCCTGAAGGCCCGTGATGAACAGGCTCCAGGCAAGCTGGAGGGAGGTCCATACGAACTGGGCAGCCGTCTTGATGGCGTTCCACACGGCGTTCCATGCGGTCGACAGCGCGCCGGATACGGCAGTCCAGATCGCCTGAAGGCCCGTGATGAACAGGCTCCAGGCAAGCTGGAGGGCGGTCCATACAAACTGGGCAGCCGTCTTGAGGGCGTTCCACACGGCGTTCCAGGCAGCCGACAGGGCGCCCGCCACGGCGTTCCAGGCGGTCACGATCGCATTGATCGTGGCATGCCAGGCCGTCTGAAGGGCCTGCCAGATCATCGAACCAAACGCCTTGATGGCGTTCCAGACCGTCGACCAGTTGTTGAGCAGGATGAGCAGGGCTCCGACCGGGCCCAGGATGAGGAGCACGAGCTGGCCGAGGCCGGTGGTCAGGAAGGTGTAGACCGTCGAGAAGACCGTCTTGATGAAGTTCCAGGTGTACGTCCAAGCCGTCTGGAACCAGGTCGTCTTGGTCGCGATGATCGCGATGGCCACGCCGAGGGCGACGAGCCCCATGATGATCCAGCCGAGGGGTGTGGTCAGCAGCGCGGTGTTCATGATCATGAAGGCGATGCGCAGGGCGATGAAGGCAGCCGCGACCGCGTAGATGATCGTGGGGTTCATCGCCCCGAGCAGCGCGATCATCGCGTCACGCAGGGGCGGGCAGTTCAGGACCAGGAAGAGTATCGGTGCCCTGAGCAGGAGCATCGCATTCGCGAACGCCTTGACCGACTCCGGGTTGATCGCTGCGATCGCTCGCAGCGAGTCGGTCAGGACGTGCAGCACGCCGCCGCTGAACTGATGGAGGGTGTTGAAGACGTTGGCCAGGGCTTCGCGGAAAGCCTTCCAGAACGCCTGCACCGCAGGGGCGTTGTCCCTGACGTACGTGAGGAATCGCTGGAAGCCGCCACCGTCGGACCAGCTCTTGAGTGCCGCCGCACCGGCAGCGATCGACTCCGCCATGCCCTTGGTCAGCGGAGCGAAAGCCCGGAAGCCGTCGCCCAGCACGTTCAGGACATCCTTGCCCGCCTGCGAGAGGCTGGGCATGACCGTCTTCGCGATGGCCGACAGCAGGTTGCTGTAGTTCCTGGCGCTATCGCCCTTCGTCCACGCCTCGAAGTCTTTGGAGATCTGGAGCAGCGAGGGGTGTATCGCGTCCACCAGGGGCTTGAGCAGCTTGATGCCGCTGGTCAGACCCTGGACCACGTTCGTCGCCGTCGCCAGCGTCTTGTTCTGGGTGCTGGAGATGAACTGCGCCCAGGCGGACTTCATTCCGTTGACCGAGGAGACGAACTCCTTCTGTACGGGCGAGAGCGCCTTACCGGCCTTGGCCATCTCCATCGTCTTAGAGATGGCCCCCTTTAGTGCGGCGACGTACGCCCCAACGGCGGCGCCTACGGCGACCGACATGGTCGTAAAGGCACCGGCGGTCTGGAGCGCAGCCGCGCTCAGGGGGATGAGTGCGGGGAGGACCGAGGCCACCGCCGCCCCAACCATCTTCCACCGGTTAGGTATTCCGCCGAGGAGGTTGGTGTGTCGTTGCAGGTCGCCGTTGATGGTGGCCATCTGCGCCCTCAGGGCAGCGAGGTCACGCCTTGCCTGCGTGACCCCGTGCCCCGAGTACCGGGAGAGGATGGAGAAGCCAAGCGTCGTAGTAGTCGCCATGACCTAGCCCTCCTCTCCCGTATCTGCTGAATCGATGTGGATCTCCAACAGCTCGTCCTCTGTCAGGGGGAGCCACTCAGCCTCGTCTTTGTCGACTTCGTCGACGGCGGAGCCGGACTCCTTCAGGGCCTCATACGGGCGCGGGTAGCGTGCCGGTTTCTCGATCGGCCCGCGCTTGTGATTCTTGTCCGTGAAGTGGGCCTGCCCCAACAGGTACGCGATCGTCTGGAGTTGATCCAAGACGGTCGCGAGGGCTTCCTGACTCCACTCGCCGTTGATCGGTCCGTGAGCGCGCTCGAACGCCATCCACTGGCTGAACTCCATGGAGTCCATCGACTTGAGCGTTTCTCTCACGGACCGACGCTGGGCAGCGGCCAACCTGAACTTGAAGGTCAGACGCTCGTCTCGTCGAAATCCTCGGTCAGCTCCTCGATGTCCTTGTCGCTGAAGCCGTTGATCTCCTGGCACTTGGCGAAGAGGCGGTCCAGCGCCTTCGACGACTTGCGGCCCAGCCGGGCGACGTCGCCGGACTCGAAGACCCGGTCACCCTTGGCGTTGACCATGCAGCGGGCGACCAGGCGGGCGCGCAGGTTCGCCAGGTTCGGCTTCTGCTTGCCGCCCTTCATTGTGACGGTCGACGCCTCGAACTCGTCGCGCTCGTAGGCCGACAGCACCTTCAGGCGGACCGACCGCTTCCACTCCGGGACGGAGACCACCTCGGTAGTGATGTCCTCGATGTCGAAGACGTCCTGGGCCTCATCGACGAGGGGAAACTCTTCGACGTTCTCGTTCTCGCTCATGCTTGACTCCTTGCGTTGCGGGTTGCGGGTGTAAGGCACGGACGGGAGCACCCGCGAACATCCCGTCCGTGCCAGTCTGTTGGGCTAGTCTGCGATCCGGTCCGCCGCGCGTTCAAGCACGTTATGCAGGCCGCTCTCGATGTATTCCTCGGAATCCGAGAACGTCGAGATGAACCACGAATAGCCGGGGTTGCTGAACCAGCGGTCCTTGTCTCCGAAGAGGGGGTGCCGCCAACCCTTGGCCCTGTCCAGGCCTCGGGGGATGATGCCCTCGCTGCGTGTAGGCATGCTCGTCTGGATACGGACGCCGCCAGTTCCCTGTCGTTCGACACGGACACCAGCGGCGACCCGGGCCCGAAGGCCTGTATGTCCAGCGTTGCTCGGAGTCGGGAGCCCAAGCACCCGACTCCGAGCAATCTTTGCCAGATGCTCCGCGTCCTTCTCGACGGAGTCGCGGAGGGCGATCGGCAGCAGGTAGTCCTCCCGGCCGAGAGCCTCAATGATCCGTTCCCACTCGGGGCCCGAGATGACATTGAAGCCCAGTCCGGGCCCGGCCATCAGCTAGTGGCGCGGGCGATGCCGGACCGCTGGGCCGGGAAGGTCACGTCGGTCGTGGAGAGGTCACCGACGTCACCGGCCAGCGGGGTGTACTCCAGCAGGATGCAGGTGCCGGTGTACTCCGGGTTCGACGCCGACTTGGCGGCCGACGTGGGTCGGACCTTGACGAGGAACTCGGTCTCCAGGTCCCACAGCGGGAACAGCACGGAGTCGACCTTGGTCGCCGCGAAGTCCTGGTGGAACGTGATCTCGAACGAGTCGTCCTTCAGACCGTGAGCCCGCTCGCGGCCAGAGCCGGAGAAGTTGGTCGTGTCGATCTCGTCCTTGGACAGGTTGATCGTGCAGGAGGAGGTGTGGGTCGAGAAGTTCGTACCGTTGACCTCGATGAAGCAGTCCCTGAGGACCAGCTTGGCCATAGCCAAGTCCTTTCTTTACGAAGGTGGTTGGCTGGAGGTCAGCCGACCTGAACGACCGCGACCTGGAGGGTGGCCCCGGAGTTGGTGGCGTTGACAGTGCAGCGCCCGACGCCCGCGACAGGGGCGTCCGAGTACTCCTTGCGGAGCGGGATCCAGACTTCGCCCGTGGTGGCCGGGACGTTGGTGATGACGTCCGGATTGGGCTGGCCGTACGCGTTGTTGCCGGGGACCACGATCGTCACGACCGCGATGGAGCCGCCGGTCT